GCTATCTTCAACATCTGTTCGCCAATTATACAACGTGCTATAGCCTGACACACGTTCTCTATAACCTTACCGCCATATATCCTGTTGCGTCCCCGCCGAACTTTGTAATGAAACTCTACACCCTTGTCGTTCTTGTCAAACTGTAAATCTTCGTATCGTAGTTTCAAACCAGACGGTAGTATTATTGTGCCGTCTACTATCTTCAACACACCTTTTAAACCAAACGCAGTTGCGGACTGCAGGTAGCGTTGTGCATCACGCCATAACTCGTTAATGTTATAGTTGGCTTCACGGTATATCTTTATGACACGCCGCGCTTCTTCTAACTCCATGTCAAATCCAAATGTTTGCAGTTGGTTCTGAAACTTCTGCGCCCCCATACCATACCCTGCACCCAAGATAGTTGTCTTGCCAACGAACCGTTGCTCCTTGGTAACATCTTCTTCCTTAACTCCATAGATACGTGATGCCATCTTCTTATATACATCTTCGCCATCTCTGAACGCTTGGGTCAAATCATCTTGCCCTGCAAGCCACGCCAATACTCTCGCTTCGATCTGGGCTGAGTCAGCATCTATCAACGTGCATCCCTCTGGTGCGAGTATACTCTGCTTTAACTTCTTACCATTGACCCCACGGCTAGGTAAGTTCTGTAGATTAATCTTATCATCACCACCCCAACGTCCTGTGTGGGCNGCATAGTATCGAACAGGTACAGGCAGTANCCCNCGATTATATATGTCTATAAACCTCTGAGTTCGTGTCTCTTCTAATGTACTTTTGTTNCCGAGCCTCGCCGCTACAAGCTGTTGCACCCTCACGTCTGGGTGTGTTTCCAACGCCTTGAACCCCTCGTCTGACTTTGCCAAGGCAAGAGTTTCTTTTCCTGTCGTCGGGCTTATCTTCATAGGGGGTTCAACACCAAGACCTTTTAGTAGCTCTGCAAACTTGGGGTTACTCATCAAGTCATCACGCTCGACGCGCGCCTGGGATAGTAAGTGTTCTTTACGTGAACGTGTTGCTATAAGATGCTCTTCTAGTAGTGCGCGGTCCAAGCGTAAAACAGGCTCTACAAACATACGCAATGTCGTATCAATAAGTTTAAGTTCCTTCTTGGGAAAACCTTTAGCCATCTTCGTAAACAGTTTGTATGTCAACTCCACGTCGTTGACGCAGTAATCGCCGAACCGTTCTAGCTCGTCATCTGTAAACTGTTCACGTCTCTTACCTAAAGTATTAAGGACTTCATCTCCCTTAACTCCAAGTTCATACCGTTCAGCCAATGCTTTAAGGCTTGCACTATGCTCAACTCCATGAACAGCACGAGCAATGCAAAGAGTATCGGTATATACACGAGGACTAATATCAAAATGCCAATTAAGTATAGCCCCATCAAACATAGTGTTGTGTGCGAGAACCATAGACTCCGACCATTTAAAACTGTGCAAGTAATCTTTGATCTGTTCGTGCGTACCACTCGCCCACTCCGTTGCTCCGTTGTTTACCTTAACACATACTCCTATAACCTCAAACAATGGGTCACGTATGTATTCTTCTGTTGTCATCTTNCGTAAGGATATGTCCTTATCGTAGTAGGTTTCAAAATCTATNGTGATTAAATTCATTCTANTGAACCTGTCTGCCTACGAGAATTAAACTTACAAGAAATCTTTAGCTCTTCTTCGATTAATCGAAACAATTCCTTTAGATATTTATCTTTCTTGATTAGCTGATTTAAGTTCTGGCAACGCTTNTACTCAATCATNGCTTCTTGAACCTTCTTNTANTGCATAGGTATCGACGCTCTTATCATCTGTAGTTCTGTCATCACTCTTCCTCCACTGCACATTCGTACTCAATACCTACGTATGCCATGTTATCTATGTAATGATCTTTTTCTAAAGGAGTTGTTTGCCGACGTGCCAACTTAGTTGCTTGGTGCATTATGGCTATGTCTCTACCTGTAACGTGTTTACCTGTGATAGCTGTGTATATACGTGCAATATGTTGGTGGTTATCAACAGGACTACCATAGTCTTTTAATCTAGCACCACCTGTGAGGCTCACTGCTTCTCGCAATAAATCACAACGGTCTAACTTGTTGGCTTCCTTCTCAAACACCTCTTTTGGTGTAGATACTTTTCTCATTAACTTGTTAGCGTAACTGTATGTAACTCCACAAGCTTTTGCTACTTCTTTAGCTGTAGCCAATTTGTTCTTCAATAGGTACTTCCATACCTTATCTGCTTTACTCATTCTCTTCTCCCTGTTCTTCGTGGTAAGCATCACTTATTATAGATGCTATAACTAATCCTAGATCGCACCGATCTATCTTTACAGCTTCCTCTACGAGCCAATTAAGTTCTTCTTCACTCAAATGATCGTATACGTTACCTTTTTTAATATCTAAGGAACGCATTTTGTAAGCGAGGGGTTTCACTGTACTATCTTTCCGATAGCCTCTGGTCTTGGTAGTGGGCGTGGAATAACATGGTCATCAAGTGTGCCATAGGTTAAGTCCCGACCGTCTTCGTACTTTATCACCGTAGAACACGTTGCAGTGTGTTCTAACATCAACCCACTACTCGACTTATAGTTTTTATAGAACGCATTGCACGTTGCTTCATCATTAAACTCCATCATGACAATAGCAACATATGTAACAACTTCTTTCATTCTCTCTCCTTTTATTTTTATAGTCGCCCCTGTAATGAAATAACACGTTACAGCGTGTTTACAGGGGCTAGATTTTTAGATGTCCTACCATCACAAGGTCACAAGCCTATATCATATCGAAAGGAGCGACTTGCCCTTGTTGCAGTGGATGACGGTACACAATAAACCAACGCTCTCACTGCTTACGCCCTAGTGGGTCAAATCAATAAAACCCCACTAGTTAAACTCAAACTCTAATTGCCTAGGATCTTCCTCTTCACCCCACAGTATATTCTCAATATCGTTCATGTTCTTCTCGTTCACAACGACGGCTATGCCCCCTGCTAACTCAATGTCTAGTAAGTTCTTACGCTGTAGAGGTGTAGGCTTGTTGCTTCCTGCTTTGCACTCAATGCCAAAGAACTTGCCTTGGAAGCACCCAACAATATCAGGAACTCCAGACATGCCGTAGCCACCTGTTACAGGNTAAAAGTAGTATGCACCTAACAGCTTAAGCTGTCTTACCACTACCTTTTTTACTTTTGCTTCGGGGGTCATCACCATTTTTTATTTCTCTCTCCACGTCTTTATATATCATGAGTATTGTTTCATCCGATAATACACCGTCGAACATTACTTCTTTTGTTTTATGTGTTAGCTGATCTCTAACTGTTATCTTCACCTCTAAGTCTACCACGTCAGGCACTGGTTTCGGGAACTGGTTTAGCTTGTGAGGAGTCCGTAGACCCCCCACAATTTGGTTAGTGACATCACTAACGACTTTAACCATAGACCCAAAACTTGTCTTCACCTTGACCTCGCATACCAATGCCTTTTACTTCATCATCTAAAGCCGTACTCATAAAGCCTCTCACTTCTAACATCATAAGTACAGCTATTTTATCTTTCATCCACTTTGGTAAATCATCCCAACTGTCATAGCTGTCTTTTAATGCGTTGTCAATACAATTTATACCTAAACATACCACCCTTATTCTTTTAGTGTCTTTATCTAAGTATACATTGTACAAAGTATCAGCAGGTAACTTACTGTGAACTTGTCTGTCAGAGTTGAACATAGAACATGCCATCACCAGAGTTGAACCCAACACCTTCTACATAGTCTTTGTGTGCGACCATGTTGAGGGTTGTTAGCTTACTCATAAGGTCCACGGGCAGTGTATCACTCGAATAGGTTTCAACATTATCCTTCGGGGGTCTACTCATCTTGTGAAGTCCATACATCCTGACAACATCAAAGGTCTGAACTCCCCACATATTAAACACACGTACAAACGCAACGTCCAAAGTCTTCTGGGATCTTTCATTGTTCTCATCGACTGACGCAACGTACGCATGTATCTTGTCACGTAAATCACTGTCAACAAACTCATAGCCTGACGCAACCATGTTACGAAACTCTGACAACAACACGTTCTCATTTGTAGTTATGTTGCTCCAATTCGTTCGCTTTGTTCTTTGCACGTCATACTTTATATCATTGAATGCCATCCTTATGCCATCAAGTTCAGCCTGTGCAATATCTTGTGCAGTAAAGTTTCGTAGGTACTTCTTTGCGTTCTTAATACCCTTGTCTAGATGCAACGACGTAGCGAGGTGTTTGTTTTCACCCCCCCTAGTGTACTTACCATTATGAATAGTGTGTGCATATACTACGAACTTGCTGTCACCTACAACGTCAGTCTGCCAATCCCCATAGCCTATATAGCCCATAGCGAACGGCTGTTCATCCATGTAAACCCATAGCAAAGTTGCGTGTTCATTAACTTGACCTGCTGTGCCAAACTTAATACCACGCATTTGGTGAGTTAAGTTAAACGCAAAATCTTTAAGGTGTTGTGATTTCAAACTCAACATGTCCTCATCTGTTACAAGACTTAGACTACTTACTCTTTTATATTCTTTTCCCATTTCTCTCTCCTTCTCTAATGCATTGTTTCATTTTGTTTATGTCCGTACACCCAAAGCATTGTTTCAGTAGCATCTACATGTATGTCAGCCAATTTCTGAAGACGCTTAGACTTCTTTACCTTTCTTCCAACAGCGTGCATCTGAGCGTTAGTTAAATTCTCTGGCAACCCCATCATCTGAGACACCCACAGCATGACCTCGATTTCTTCCTTATGATGCTTCCATGCTTTGACATGTGCATTGTGTTTTTTATTTTTCATCATTTGTCCTTTACTATTTTTTCTTTGGTGAGTGTACCAACAAGTCCGAACAACTTGTTGACATAAGAATTGTATTTCGCTCTTACCTGTGACCCATCAGTAACATGTTCAAAGTCTACGCAACGTAGAAAATCTATACCCAACTGTGTACGCATAGGGTGTTGATCTGTACCCATGATCTCAGTAAGTGCATCATGTTGTTCCTTCGGTCTTTCCTCGTAGTTGGGTTGTGTCCACCCATATCCTGTGTAATGAAAAGGAACGTCGTTCGAAAGAAACTCATTTAGTTCATTTCTTGCTTTCTCTATAAAATCAGCACGATCTCTAAACCTGTTATATCCATCACCAAAGTCAGGCATGATAAAGCTGTGCAT